CAAGAAAAGTTTTTGGACAATGTTGATTTCTATTCTTACGGCATTATCTGTTTATTTTGCTGCTTCATGTACACGAAAGGTTGTTTATCGCGCTTCCGGTATTCATTGTGATACAGTTGAAGTTGATGTTCGGTCTAATTTAAAGCTTCCTTAGTATGCCTGCTGGTTCTTTTATGGCTCAGATGGGTCAGTCTTTTGGCATGAATGCTGCCAGTTCTGCCGGTACTTCTTCTGGTGGTGGTCTTGCTGATGCTTTGTTTGGTGGTATTTCTGCTCGTCGTAATTGGAAGTATAAGCAGAAGGAGATGGCATTGCAGCAGCAGTATGCTCTGGAGCAGATGTCTAAGTCTGCGGAGTTTCAGTTGGCTCATGACAAGCAGATGTTTGATTATCAGAATGCGTATAATGACCCTTCTGCTGTTCTTGAGCGTAATTTGGCTGCTGGTATGAATCCAGCTGCTGTTCTTGGTCAGTCTGGAGTTGGTGTTTCTGCTACTATTCCTACTTCCAGCGGTGGTGCTCCGTCTGGTCATGGTCCAGTTGCTTCTGGTTCTGGTGGTGGTCTTGCTGCTCTTGCTGGTAATCCTTCTGCGTATGCGGATATTCAGTTGAAAGATGCTCAGAAAGAGCGCGAGCTTTCGGCCGCATCTCTTAATGATGCTGAGGCTGATTGGTATAGGTCTCAGACTTTGGATAAAGATTTGCGTGAACGTCTGATGAAGGCTCAGGCAGGACTCGCTGAAGCTGGGATTACTGAATCTACTTCGCGTGCAAATTTGAATGCTGCGATAACTTTGTCCTATTCTATTGATAACGAGTTGAAAGATGCTTCTTTTGGTTATAATCTTGAGATGATTAAGGCTGATCTTGGTAAGGCTAAGGAAGAATATTACCAGCTAAAGGCTCGTACCGGTTATATTGATGATCAAATTGAAGCAGAATTGCAGTTGTTGACTGCTCGGGCAATTTATTTGAAGTCTTCTTCTTCTAATCAGGAGCAGTTGGCTCGTGTGAATGAATTAACAGCAGATGATTTAGAGAATTGGTTTGATGTGAATTGGAATACGGAAGTTGAGGTTCCTATTATCAACGAGAAAGGAAAGATTGAGCGTACGGTCAAGATGACTGGCAAGGAAATTCGCAAAGAATATATGAAACTTAATTTGCAGGATTTTCAATATGATATGTATACTAATCGTTGGGAGCTTCGCTCTGAGAAAAATCGATTTGGCTATAGTGTTGTTAATACTGCTGTTCATGGAGCTATTTCTGCTGCTGGAGGTGTTGCCGGAGCAAAAGTCCTTTCTTCTGCTCCTCCTGTGCAAAGAGTTGATGATGTTTTAGAGGATTATACTCCTAATCCCAGCTCTCTAGGAGGAGGTTGGTCTAAGCGTACTACTACAACTAGTCGACAATGGCGTCATCAATGATTTGGAATTTACTTTTTTTTATTTATTTTTGTCTTTGAATTTTAAACCTTGTTTTGTTATGTTATCAGATGTTATGTGTGGTAAGGAGTCTAAGTCTTCTACTTTTGGTACCGATCCGATTGTTTCGGTGGTGATTTCAAATTATCCTCTTTCGAATGGAGGTTATCTGGTTTCTTTTGGTAAGGATGAACCAGATGGCTCCTTTAAAAACTTTGATCCGTCTCAGTCAATGTTTTTTGAAGATTCTATTCTTTCTGATATTTTGGAATTTAGCTCTACTCTCTTGCCTAAAGGATGTTTTTATTTGCCAGAATTGGCGCTTGCAGATTTTATTCGTTATTTGTCTACTGGTGCATCCTCTTTTGAAATGAAGCTCTTGCCTGCTTCTGCTCAGATGCAAGGATTGCTCTTGGTTAAGGTTAATGAGGCTAATTTGTTTAAGTATGAGCAGGAAGAAGAAGACTAGAGGTAAAGGAGGTAGTAAAATTGTTGTGCGTCCTTTAGGAGGAAAAGTTCTTTGATGAGTTCTGAATATTATCGGCGTTTTGAACTTGCCTATGCGCCTTTCTTTGTGAGAAAGCGTGTAGGCAAGTGTTTTAAGGTAATTGCTCGATTTCGAACTTATGAACAAGCTTTCGATTATCTCCGTTTGTTGTCTGAACAGTATCCTGGCATTTGTTTTGATATAAAAAATGTGTCTGTCTCCCATTTGGATAAGAAATCGCGCGTATAGTTCTCGGACTATTGGCTTGACTGATAGGAAGGTTTTGTTGATGAATCGACCTTGGGATTATTTTACTCAGCGTCTTATGGTTCCTTGTGGTCGTTGTGAGGAGTGTTTACGGCAGCAGCGTAATGATTGGTATGTTCGTTTAGAGCGTGAGACTAAGTATCATAAGAGTCTTTATCATAACTCTGTATTTGTTACGATTACGATCGCTCCGGAGTATTACGATAGTGCATTATTGAATCCTTCCTCTTTTATTCGCATGTGGTTTGAACGTATTCGTCGACGTTTTGGTCATTCCATTAAACATGCTGTTTTTCAAGAATTTGGAATGCATCCGGAGCAAGGTCATGAGCCTCGTCTTCATTTTCATGGCGTTCTTTGGGATGTTTCTTGTTCTTATAATGCTATTCGTGAATCTGTTAAGGATTTAGGTTTTGTTTGGATTTCCTCTATTACTGATAAGCGTCTGCGGTATGTTGTGAAGTATGTTGGTAAGTCTGTTTATATGGATGAGAGTTCTGCTGTTTTTGCGAAGTCTCTTTCTATCACTGTGGGTAAATTGAAAACTAATCTTTATGACTTTCTTCAAAATAGTAGGTATCGCCGTAAATTTATTTCACCAGGTGTTGGCGACTATTTGGGCGATTTTAAAGTTCCCGGTGTTACTTCTGGTCTTTGGTCTTACACAGATTATCAGACCGGTGTTGTTTATCGTTACCGTATCCCTCGCTACTACGATAAGTATCTTTCTCAAGATGCGTTATATTTTCGTAAAATTTCTACTGCTTGGACCTATGCTAATGCTTTCGGTAGTTCTTTGGCTCTTGGCTTTCTTCGTGAAGTTGCTGAGAGGGTCCTGCGTCCCTCCGACTTTTCCCGTCTCGTTAAAGGAGGTTTTTCGCGTCTTGTGAAGCTTCGTGATTTTTTGAGTAAGGTTAAGTATAAGCAGAGGTTTATTTCGGTAACTTCTGATGTTATTGATTTTTGGGTAGATTGTTTTGGTGTTAATTCTTCTAATCCTTTTTTTAATAGAATAGTTTATGGGTAAGCAGCCTTTTATTTCTCATGCCGTAAATGGTTATTCTCGGTATGATATGCCTGAGAATAAGGCGTTTTCTATTACGCCGGGTATTATTTATCCGGTGCGTATTCAGTTTGTCAATGCTCGTGATCGAGTTACTTTACATCAAGGTATTGATGTCCGTTCAAATCCTTTGGGTGTTCCATCGTTTAATCCTTATGTACTTCGGTTGCATCGGTTTTGGGTTCCTTTGCAATTGTATCATCCGGAAATGCGTGTTAATTCGTCAAAGTTCGATATGAATAATTTGACGTATAACTTTTTTTACTCTGTTGTAGATAATGGTGGTGCTGGAGGTTATTCTTCTTTTATGTATCCGCGTGCTGGTACTTCTGCTTTTTTTAGTCAGGTTATGCCGTTTAGTCATCGAGCTGCACTTCCAAATAGTTTGATGTCTTGGCTTCGTGTTGCTAATAGCCCGATTTTTAATTATCCTGCTAATACTTTGGGTAGTTCTGGAACCATTTCGAAGACAGCTGGGAAGTTTTTATCTGTGAATGCAGATACCTATTTAGGTTATTGGGATATTGTTCGCAATTATTATGCGTATTCTTCTTGGGGTGTTTTTTCTTTTGCTCATCCCGGAACTTTTCGGCCTACTTTTTTCACTACTTCTACCTCTTCGGTGGTGAAGGCTGAGTATCGTGATCGTGTTTCTTATTTTTGGCAGCGTTATGGTAATTTAGAGTTCTTGGATCATTATTTTGAAACGATGTTTTATCCGAAGGATAGGAAAGTTTCGGATGATCGTGATGAGTTATCGTGGAACCGTTCTGATTTGTTTATAGAGATTCTTCGTTCTGATTTGTTTAATGATGGTACAATTGCGCCCGCTCCGGATTTTAACAAGATGATTCAGATGTTTCCTCAGCAGGTGAATTTTCAGGTTCCGGCTTATCCTTATGATGTTCAGGAACCTACGGTTGATTGGAATAATGGTTCTGGTTCCGATACTAATGTTCCTTCTGAGGTTTATTTTGCTACGACGTTGCAGGTTCCTTTTTTGGCAGCGCATCCTATGGCTGTGTGTCCAAGCTCTCCCGATCGTTTTAGTCGTCTTATGCCGCCAGGTGATTCTAATTCTGATGTTGATTTTACAGGTATAAAGACTATCCCGCAACTTGCTGTTGCGACACGTTTGCAGGAGTATAAAGATCTTATTGGTGCTTCCGGTTCTCGTTATTCTGATTGGCTTTACACGTTCTTTGCTTCTAAGATTGAACATGTTGATCGTCCGAAGCTTCTTTTTAGTTCTTCCGTTATGGTTAATAGTCAGGTTGTTATGAATCAAGCAGGACAGTCAGGTTTTGCAGGTGGTGAATCTGCTGCACTAGGTCAGATGGGCGGTTCTATTGCTTTTAATACTGTGCTTGGTCGTGAACAAACTTATTATTTTAAAGAGCCTGGTTATATCTTTGATATGCTGACCATTCGACCTGTTTATTTTTGGACAGGTATACGTCCCGATTATTTGGAGTATCGTGGTCCCGATTATTTTAATCCGATTTATAATGATATTGGTTATCAAGATGTTCCTTTCTGGCGTCTTGGTTATGGTTGGAAAGCTGGTTCGGCTACTGAGTCTATGACAGTAGCTAAAGAGCCTTGTTATAATGAATTTCGGTCTTCTTATGATGAGGTGTTAGGTTCTTTACAGGCTACTCTAACTCCTAAGGCTTCTGTTCCGACGCAGTCTTATTGGGTTCAGCAGCGAGATTTTTATCTTTTAGGTTTGTCTTCTAATCCGAATGAGATTAGTCCTTCTATGCTTTTTACTAATCTGAATACAGTTAATAATCCTTTTGCATCGGACGTGGAGGATAATTTTTTTGTTAATATGTCGTACAAAGTAGTTGTCAAGAATCTTGTGAATAAGTCTTTTGCAACTCGTTTATCTAGTCGTTGATATGTTGGAATATATGATTGATGATCTTCCGGAGTATAAGTCTCGTGGAGAGCGAATTATGTCGGTTTTGAATGGTTCTGGTTCTGTAGATGTTTTGCCTGGACGTCCAGATGTTCAAGCTTCGGATTCTGATTTTAGGAAAGGTGAAGATTATGATCCTCCGTTGGATTTTGACCCCAATTCGTTTTCACGGATTGATAAATTTGATGGTTTGGAGAGTGGACAGGGTGTTATTGATGATTTTCTTGAGCGGCAGCGTTCGTCTTCGACCGCTAAGTCTGAGAAAGAGGATTAATGAGGTTTAGGGTTCTTGAAGGGAGTACTCAGGTACTCCCTTTGGTTCCTTGTCCACTTTCCTACCTCGCACCGCAGGTAGCGTTTAGCACCTTAATAATCGGCACTTTATGTCGACGGAGTCGCGTGCCGCCCGTATAAACTTATTATTTTTATAAAAGAAAATTACATATTCCTTTACTTGAGGATATATGATATGTGCGCGGACCGATTTTGATGTTTGCTTTGAACATCAAATTTGGATATCAAATTGCGGTTTTGATAGCGTATTTTCTTATGGTTTCTTATTGTTGTTTTGTTATGGAAAAGGTACCGTTTTATCGTAAGAAAAGTTTTTGGACAATGTTGATTTCTATTCTTACGGCATTATCTGTTTATTTTGCTGCTTCATGTACACGAAAGGTTGTTTATCGCGCTTCCGG